TTTGCTTGGGTTAGAGGTTAAACTTGAGCAAATGAAATTAGACAACGGAGCAGTATTTGAGGCTGAAAAGTTTGAAGCTGGGCAAGAGATTTTTGTTATAGCAGATGATGAGAAAGTTGCAGTACCAGTTGGCGAATATATCACAGAAGATAACCAAACTATTGTAGTGTCAGAAGAGGGTGTTATTGCTGAGATAAAAGATGCAGCAGCAGAAGAGGAACAACCAGAGGCAAAAGCAGAAGAAGTTGTTGAAGAGGAGGAAATGTCTGAGGAAGTTGTAAAACCAAAGAAAATTGTTAAATCAATTAGCGAGGAGCAGTTTTTTTCAGAGATAGAAAAGTTAAGAGAGGAAATCTCAAGTCTTAAACTTTCATTACAACCTAAAGAGGAAGTTGAGTTATCATCACAAGAGGAAGTTGAGGGTATAAACCACAACCCAGAAGTTAAAGCAGATAAAAGAGAGTTGCACCTTTACTCTCAAAAAAGAAAGGTGTCAACATTAGATAGAATATTTAACACATTAAACAAGTAAAAAAATGGCAACAAGTACAACTATTCAAAGCACTTATGCTGGTGAATTTGCTGGGAAATATGTTTCAGCAGCGTTATTAAGTGGAAACACAATAGCAAATGGATTAATCGAGGTTAAACCAAACATTAAATACAAAGAAGTATTAAAAAGGTTAGATTTAGGAGCGTTAACACAAGATAATGACTGTGATTTCTCTGATAACTCAACAGTTACTTTAACTGAAAGAATTATTCAACCAAAGGCTTTAAAAGTAAATTTAGAACTTTGTAAAGAGCCATTTAGATCGGATTGGGAGGCTGAGTCAATGGGTTTTTCTGCTCACGATAATTTACCAAAAAACTTTTCTGATTATTTTATTGCTTTAGTATCTGCAAAGATTGCTCAAAAGACAGAGAATGATATTTGGAGTGGAACAGAGGCAAATGGTTCTTTTGATGGTTTCTCTACTTTATTAGCAGCAGATGCAGATTTACCAGCAGCACAAAAAATAACAGGAACTACTATTGATGCATCAAACGTAATTGATGAATTGGGTAGCGTTGTAGATGCTTTACCAAAGTCAATTTATGGAGCAGATGATTTATTTTTATACGTTTCTCAAAACATTTGGAGAGCCTACAAACGTTCTTTAGGTGGATTTGGTACTCAAGGTTTGGGAGCGAATGGTGTTAACGGACAAGGAAACAACCAAGACTTAACAATTCAATATTTTGATGGTGTTAAGGTTGTTTGTGCAAATGGTTTAGCTAACAATGTAATGATTGCATCAACTAAATCAAATTTATTCTTTGGAACTGGTTTATTATCTGACCATAATGAAGTTAAGGTTTTAGATATGTCAGATACTTTAGGAGATGAAAATGTACGTTTCATTATGAAGTACACAGCAGCAGTTCAATACTCAATTGTTGAGGACATTGTAACTTACGGAATATAAATAGTTATTAATCATAATATAAAAAAGGTAGGTGGCTAAAGTCTATCTACCTTTTTTTAATTTAAAAAATATATAAAAATGGCATGTTTATTAACAACAGGGAGAAAGCTACCTTGTAAGAAAAGCGTAGGAGGCTTAAAAAATATTTACTTTTTGGATTACGATCCATCTATATTTACTTATGGTGGTGGTCTTATTGATGATATTGACAATGCTGCAATAGCTTATCAATATGAGATAAAAGGAAATAGCTCTTTAGAGACAACTATTAATAGTAGTAGAGAAACAGGTACAACTTTTTATCAAAGTGCTTTAAATCTTACGTTAACGCATTTAGATAGTGCAACACAACAAGAAATACAGATACTTGCATCAGCAAGACCACATATTATTATAGAGGATTACAATGGTAACTTTATTTTAGTAGGTTATGAGAATGGATGTGATGTAAATGGTGGCACAATTGTAACTGGTGCTGGAATGGGTGAAATGAGTGGTTTTACATTAACCTTTGAAGCAATGGAGACAGTTGCACCTATCTTTTTAGATGATGGCACAAGTATATTAACACCAATAGTATCTGCAACAAATATCGATCCAGCATAAAGTTTGTTTTTAATTTTGATTTTAGGGTAGCTTTTAAAAAGGCTACCTTTTTTTTTGCACAAAAAATAAAAAAGGGTGTTTTTTTCATTATATAGGTATGAAGTATTTAACACCTACATCTGAGCAACAAACATTACAAGTTATACCAAGAGTTTACACAACTGGCGTATCTATTTCTTTAAGGGATGATACAAGTGATGAGATTGTTTTTTTGTACCCAGATGCAGACATTAATGGCAATTATTTAGATTTAACAACATCTTTTACATTGGTAGAGGGTAGGTATTATGATTTAAAAGTTTACTCAATTGATTATGCGTTAAGGGTGTTAGATGCTAAAGGTACTATTGAGAGTGTAGGGTGTTTAGGTAGTGATACAGATAAATCAATTATTTATAGAGATAAGATTTTTTGCACATCACAAGCAATTAACCAATTGAACAACCAATATTACTCAGTTAATGGTACTGCAAATCAATTTATAGAATTATGAGCAAAAGGATAAACCAATTTAGGGGTAAAAGTGTAAAACAAAAAAGTAAATCACAAATAAGTATTGTGAATTTATCAAATTACACATCTCCAGAAATTATTGAAAGCAATAATAAAGAGTGGGTTGAATTTGGAGCAGACAACAATTTTTTTCAATATTTAATAGATAGGTATAACGGATCAACTACAAATGGAGCAGTTATAAATGGTATTTCTCAGCTTATTTTTGGGAGAGGCTTAGATGCTACCAATAGTGCAAGAAAGCCAGAGCAATATGCTAAAATGATATCATTATTTAAAAAGGATGATGTTAGAAAGTTGTGTTATGATTTAAAATTATTCGGTCAAGCAGCTATACAAGTTATTTATGCTAAGAATAAAAAAACAATTGCAAAGGTTGAGCATTTTCCAGTTGAAACATTAAGAGCAGAGAAATGTACTGCTGATGATAAAGAAATACAAGCGTATTACTACCATTCTAATTGGCAAGAAATAAGACCAAGCGATAAGCCTACACGAATTGATGCTTTTGGTGTTAAAAATACACCAGCTAAGGTTGAGATACTTTATATTAAACCTTACTCAGTTGGTATGTATTATTATAGCACACCAGATTATCAAAGTGGGTTACAATATGCTGAACTTGAGGAGGAGATAAGCAACTATCACTTAAACAATATTAAAAATGGTTTAGCACCAAGTATGTTAATCAATTTTAATAATGGAGTGCCAGACCAACAACAAAGGGAAGAAGTTGAAAGAAAGATACACCAAAAGTTTAGTGGCTCATCAAATGCTGGTAAATTCATCCTTGCTTTTAATGATGATAAAGATAGTCAAGCAGATATTAACCCTGTACAACTATCAGATGCACATAATCAGTATCAATTCCTATCAGATGAGAGCCAAAACAAGGTAATAACTGCTCATAGGGTAGTGTCTCCTATGCTTATAGGTATAAAAGATAATACAGGCTTTGGAAATAATGCTGAGGAGTTGGAGAAATCATCAATAATGATGCAAAATTTAGTTGCAACACCTTTTCAAGATATTTTAATTGATGCTTTTGATAAGATATTAGCCTTTAATAACATCAGTTTAAACCTTTATTTTAAGACTTTACAACCATTGCAATTCATTGACTTGGAGAATGTGCAAGACCAAGAGACAAGAGAAGAGGAAACAGGGGTAAAAATGGCTAAAATGTTAGATAGGATTGATGAATTTGGCGAAGATGAGGACTTAGAAAATTGGGAGTTAGTAGATGAAAGAAAGGTTGACTATGATAAAGAGGATGAATTAAACGCAGAATTAGAAAAATTAAACAATCCAAGTCTATTATCTAAGGTTTACAAGTTTTTAAGTACAGGAACTGCAAGACCAAACGCAAAAAGCACACAAGATGGTGAGGCAAAAGGCTATCAATACAAAGTAAGATATCAATATGCACCTTTAACATTTAGTAAAAACAGTAGAGAGTTTTGTAAAAAGATGGTAAAGGCTAAAAAGATATATCGTAAAGAGGATATTGATATGATGAGTAAGTTACCTGTTAACAAAGGTTGGGGACCAGAGGGTGCT